GAAAATAAAATAAACGAATTAAAGGCATTTTCTGAGAACGGATTAGAAAACCTTAAATCAACAGGATTGGTATGCTTAGATTCGTTATTTATGCTAAAAAAAGGGTATCCATTGTTCATTGCAGGCAATCCTGGAGCAGGCAAAACAGAGTTCTGCTTTGAAATATTGATGAATACCAGTATAAAATACGGATGGAAGCATTTTATTTATTGTGGTGAAGGTGGCAACATAGAGCATATTTATCACGAACTATTGCATAAGTATTTACAGAAACCTTACAAATGGGCTACTGAATCCGAAAAAATAAAGGCAGAGTATTTTATATCTGAGCATTTTATAATTGCAGACCATGATAAAGATTTTAGTATTGATGAGTTCTATTCACTTGTTGAACAATGCGAGGATGAGTTAATGATAAAATTTGATACTACCACCTTTGATCCGTTTAACGATATAAAAGACGATGTTACAACCTTTGGAGGAAGGGAGGATAAATACTTAGCTTATGCTTTAAAGCAAGTCCGCATTTCAAGTAAAAAGCATCAAAGAATTGATATTTTAATTAATCACGTTGCTGATGTAATGCCAAAACAGGATAAAGATACAGGACATAGTTATTTACCACCTGCATTACCAACACAATGGGCAGGTGGTAGGACATGGTGGCGCAGAGCATTCACAATGATATTAATTTATAAGCCTTATATTTGGCAAAAGGATATCAACGGAATGAACTACGCACACAATGAAGGTCATGTAATCATACAGAAATCAAAGCCAAAAGGAGTAGGTAAAACTGGCAAAGCATCAATATTTTGGGACTGGCAAAAGAATAGATACTACTGTTTTGAAGGTAATCAACAGTTATATTCTTGTGAAACAATGAACGATTTTTTACCAAAAGGAATAACCGAAAGTAAATTACAGCCGAGTAATGACTGGACTGAATCAGTAAAAAGTGAACCAATAGAGCAATTCCCATTTTAAAATGATAGTAGATAGAACAATATTATACGACATGGAGTACTTACGTTCGGAGATGGAACTAAAGTTGAACCAAGCAAAAGAAAAGAACCTGCATGGCAATTATCCCGATGCTGAAAATAAAATAAATATTGCAGATGGAATAATAACTCACATTTACAAGCTTCATGAATTTGTTGAGCAAATTACAAAAGAGCAAATTAAGTTAGATTTTTTAAATAAAAAATTGTTAGCAGAAATATTAATCCTTAAAAATAAATAATATGAACCAACAAACTGAAATCAGTATCGAACGGATAAATCAATCCAGTTATGATAAAGCAAAAAAAGAATATCAAATAAAAGTTAGGGATAAGAGCTTACGCAATGTGTTTTTAGTAGCTAATAAAAAAACAATGACATACTTTGTAGCATTCTTTTCAGAGGAATATATTAAAAGTTATTCATCATTCGAAATAATAAATTAATTTTGCGAAATGAAACGCAACAAAATAATAGAAGGTATTTACAAAGATAAACAATACCTTAACTATTGTAAGCAGGTTTGTGGCATAGGGGATATTTACAAAGACTTATTCCAATACGTAGTTCTTTATTTAATGGAAATGAATGAGGAGAAGTTGATTGCATTAAGTGAATCGGGAGGGCTTAGAATGTATGTGGCTAGAATTATTTACATCAATGCAAAGAGTGAACGCAGCGAGTTTAATAAGCAATATAAAGACAGAGTAGTGTATGCTGATATGTTTGAATACGAACTAATTGACGAAACTATTTTTATAGATGTGGAGGAGGAATTAAGGAAGGAAGTAATCTATTGTAACTCAAAGAATATTTATCCTGCATCTGCTAAATTACTTGAAATATATGCTGAATGTGGATCGTATCAGGAAGTAGCAAATAGAACTAAAATACCATACAAGACAGTACGGAAGCATATTATCACACTAAGAGAAAAAATAATAAGAAATATAAATGATAAGAATACTATTAGTAACACAAATTAATCATACTGGTTTGACATACCATCGACAGTTGATTCCGCACACTAATTTAGAAAGGAACTATCCTGGTGAATACGAAGTAATACCCTGCCATGATATTAATTTAGTTACGGATGAGCAGTTAAAAGACTTTCAAATAGTATCATTTCTAAGAATAATAGACTATCAATTTAAAACGCAGGATATTATTCTACGCTGCAAAAATGCAGGATGCAAGGTACTAATTGATATTGACGATTACTGGAAGTTACACCCAACACACGAACTTTTTAAAGCATACGAAGATAATAAAATAGCCGAGCAAACGGTTACAGGCTTAGAACTTGCAGACTACGTTACATGCACTACTGAACATTTTGCTGATAGAATAAAGCAACATAATAGCAATGTAGAAGTACTTTCAAACTCTATTGATACAACAGAATTACAATTTGAAAACAAGCCTATAAACGCAGATAGGTTGCGCTTAGGTTGGATAGGTGGAATATACCATCACAAAGATATTAGACTAATGTACGAAGGCTTTAATGAAGTTTTCAAAGGTGTAAAAAGTGATAAGTTTCAATTATGTCTAGGCGGATTCGGTGCTAATCAAGTCTATCAATTTTTAGAAGTAATATTTACAAACGAATACAAAAACATTAAATCAGAACTTTACAAAAAGTATCTATCTGAATACATAGAACAAGGCAACGAGATTGCAAACGAGCAACCATACAAGCGTTTATGGGGAAAATCAGTATTCCAATACGGAACATTATACAATGAGATTGATGTTGCACTGGTGCCATTAGTAGAACATAATTTTAACAGCTTTAAAAGTCAAATCAAAATAATAGAAGCAGGATTCTTTAAGAAGGCTGTAATAGTTTCAAACGTTATGCCCTATACTATTGATTGCAAACGCAACAACTCTATTTTAATCAGTCCTAACAAACGTAATGAAGGCTGGGGAGTAGCTATGAAGTCTTTAATATTGAATCCTAACAGGGTGGAGGAACTAGCAGAATCCTTGCATGAAACTGTTAAAGATAAATACAACATGGATAACGTGAATAAAATTAGAAATCAATTATACAAATCAATATGTCAATAGGGATAGGCGTAACAACGTACAACAGACCGAAGATAAAAAAACTTTGGTTAGAAAATTATTTAAAATATACGCAAGGTGATAATATCAAGTTGTATATTGCCGAAGATACAGACCTAGACAGAAAAGGGATTGCAGCACGTAAAAACGAATGTCTAAGGGCTTTGAAAGATTGCGATTATGTATTCCTATTTGATGACGACTGTTTCCCAATAAAGAAAGGATGGATGGAGTTCTTTATTAATAGTGGATTTAAGCATTTACTATATTTAAACAACCAACACGATGCTTTAGGATTCAATGGAGATGGCATTGTTTATGCGAATTGTGGAGGTGTATTTATGTTTATGACTAAAGAATGTATTGATGCTGTTGGTGCATTTGATGAGAAGTATGGAATGTATGGCTTTGAACACGCTGATTATAGCATAAGAATACATAAGGCAGGGATTACTGTACATCAATATACATCACTAACAGATACACATAAATATTTGTATTCCTTAGACTATGCTACATATAACACATCAAGCATAACGGATGCAGAAAAGCAAATCCACGTTAAAAATAATTGGGATAAATTCTTTAAAGAACATAAAAAAACATACATACATTTATGAAAATATTATATAACTATCCATCCCGATCAAGACCTGCGCTATTCCGCAGAGGTGTAGAATCTATTATTGAAAATTCTGATTCAGCTAACTTTGAAATACTGGCTATTGTGGATGATAATGACCTAACATTAAAGGAATATAATTTTGAGGGATGCACTGTTTTATTAGGCGAATCTAAAAGCAAGGTAGATGCTATCAACAGGGGACACCAATACATTTTAAATAGCAATGCAGATATTATTGTAAATATGTCAGACGATATGATGTTTACCAAAAAAGGATTTGACAGCGACATTATGAATGCTATTGGGAATAATTGGGATCAATGTATTCACTTCCCTGATGGCACAACAGGGGATAAGCTTATTTCATTGTCAATATTAGGAATGGAATATTATTCCCGATTTAATTACATTTACCATCCTGATTATTATTCTGTATATTGCGACAATGAAACAATGGATGTTGCAAAGATTTTGAAGTGCTATAAATTTATTAATGAAAATATTTTTGTACATTTGCATCCTGCTAATGGGAATGCGTTTAATGACGAACAATACCGGTACACTGAGAGCTTCCATCCCATTGACCAAGCAACATATTTTAAACGTAAAGCAATGAACTATGGACTTTAAACTCTCTATTTTAATACCTACTTTAAAGAGCAGGACCAATCAATTACTGAATGTTGTTTCAATTTTAAACAAGCAAATAAAAGACTGTCAAGCATTCGGAATGGTAGAGATATTAATTGACGAAGATAACAGGGAAGCTACAACTGGAGCCAAGCGAAACAGACTAATTGAAAATGCAAAAGGGAAGTACATTGTATTCATGGATGACGATGACGAACCTAGTAATAATTATATTAGTTTAATTTTAAACGCTATTGAAACCAATCCCGATGTAATTCCTATAAATGGCTACATGAGTACAAATGGGCATGGTCAGAAGTTTTGGGATATGGGTTTGGGTTTTGGCTATGGTATAAAATATTTAAACGGATTGCAGGTGTTTGATAGATTTCCGAATCACATTGCACCGATGAAAAAAGAACTAATAAAAGATTTTAAATTTATGAATGTTACAGTGGGCGAGGATTACGAGTGGGCTAAACGTATAAATGATGCAGGAGTTTTAAAAACAGAATCAAGAATAACAGAACCAGTTTATCATTATAAATTTCTTGAAAATAAATAATATGTACTCACAAAATCAAGAGGAACAATACATCCTAAATCACTTTAAAGACAAACAAGGCACGTTCCTGGACTTAGGAGCTTACTATGGCAAAGAACTATCTAACACTAGAGCCTTAGTTGAACTAGGATGGGCAGGGTGTTGCGTTGAACCACATCCAACTATCTGCGAACAGCTAGAAAAAAACTGTATAGAATTTAGTAAAGTATTCTGTTTTGAAATTGCAATAGGCAACAAAAACGGAATTTCCGAATTTAACGCAAATCCGACCTATTATTCTACGTTAATTGATAGTGAAATGGAACGCTGGAAGAATACAGATTTTGAGTTCAGACCGATTGATGTGGAAGTGTTTGACTTTAAAACTTTCCAAAGTATATCACCTTATAATACTTATGATTTTATTTCAATAGATTGCGAAGGGTTAGACTATGATGTGCTTAGTCAAATAGACTTAGACAAGGTTAAATGCTCGATGGTATGTGTTGAAACAAACGGCAAAGAAACACAGAAATATATTGATTATATTGCTACCTTTAAAGATTTTAAAGTAGTTCATGTGAACGCAGAAAATTTAATAATGGCACGATGAAAAAATGTCTAATATCCTTTAGTTCGCATGGACGAGAGAATTACAACGAAGCAATGCTAAACATGATAGCATCCTGCGAGAACAAATGGCAAGGTGATTACTTACTATATTCTTTTGATGGCTACTGCCCTGAATTTTTGGGAGTTAAAATAAATCTTTGCGAATCAATAAAGTTTCCGCAGCCTAAAGATTTTGTCGCTTCTGCTCATAGTGAAGTACCGTACCAGTTCAAACCTGCTATTTTTCAGATAGCTATTGAACAAGGCTATGAGCAAGTGGTATGGGTAGATTCAACTATACGAATGGTTAAGCATCCGCAGGAACTATTGGACCACGCTAAGAAACATGGTGTATGTGTATTTGATAATTTAGGGCATCCGCTAAAGTATTGGTGTTCTGATGTTGCACAACAGAAGCAAGGTGTAACGAATGCAGAAATGGAAACCATGCAACAAATTATGGCATGTGTTATTATCTTTGACTTTACTAATCCGAAAGGCAGAGAAATCTTTGAACGCTGGAAACAAGCTTCATTGGATGGGTATTCATTTAAGAACGAAGGAAGTAATAGACAAGGCTTTAGAGATCACCGACACGATCAGGCAGTACTAAGTATGATTTGTGCAAAAGAATCAATACCATTGCTTCCTTATGGCTACCTAGTCTATCCTCCACACGACCAAACAAAAGAGTATGGAGATAATATTTACTTTATAAACAAAGGTATAAAATAATGAAAACATTAATAGCATATGTTGTTTGGAATAAGGATAAAATGATTGACTGGATTGGTTGGGGGCTTCGCAGAAACTTTAAGCCGGAAGATGTTGATATTTTATTTCTATTAGATAACCCGATTGATGGAACGGATGATACAATAGAGAATTACTTGATTCCTCTTATGAAAGAATACAATGTAAAAATGGAGATTTATAATAAAACGCCTCAGTTTAAAATGGAGCTCCAAAATATCGCTTTAAAGTATGGCATTGACAATGGTTATGATATTGTTATTTGTCCACAGGATGACCAAAAAATACAAGACCCCTTTCTTTTAAAAAACATAAAAAATCTTATGGATATATATGGTGATAGGCTTGGGTTTATTGGTGGGCGTGATGGACATAACGATATGTCGTATTCAGATATTTCAGGATCACTGTTTTCCCATCCGGGTTCACACGCTAATTTTCGTTGGTTGTTGCCGGGCGAATTTGTTGAAAAAAAGCTATTGAATGATGGTCCGCTGATTTATAATAGACACTTAATCGAAACTGTAGGGTATCACGACACTGAAAATTTCAAAGTTTTCTGCTCTGAGTACGATTATAGCATGAGGTCGCATAACGCTGGCTTGGTTAATATAAATTTAGGAATGGAAATCGTACACGAAAAATTTAATTGCCTACGTTCAAATGTGTACTATTCCAAACATGGATATTCACAACACGATCACGATAATTTACAAAAAAAATGGTTTTAAAATGGGAGTAACTTCATTTAGTTTAGAATTAATAGATAAAATAATTGATAATAATAATATTACTAATGTTCTTGAATTAGGCAGTCAAAACTTATTTGATAAGGATTACGGAACTATTACACCATTTGCATCTACATACTACGAATCAAAGGGTGTTGAATACACCTGCATTGATGTAGGAGGTTGCAACAATGCTTTGAATATAAATCTTGCCAAACCTGTCAAAATAGATAAAATATTTGATTTAGTTACTGATTTCGGTACGAGTGAACATATTGAAGTAAAAAGCAAACACAATGTAACAGCGTTCTATAACTGCCTAAAAACAAAGCACAATCTAACAAAAGAAAATGGATTTATTATTTCAGAGAATCCAAAGACTGGCAACTGGAGGGGGCATGGATACAACTATTATTCAACAGACTTCTATACTCAACTGGCAAAATTAAACAATTATGCTATATTAGAATTAGGGGAGCATCCTGCAATGGGTAACTCAACAGATGGGTGGAATGTGTATTGTGTAATGAAAAAAGTAAATAACAAACCATTCATGACTTTAGCAGCATTTAAAGAACTTCCTATTTATGACAGTTGAATATTATAACAAGCTAATACCATACGCAGGAATCTGCGAACTATTCGCTAAATGTGGCGAGTATAAAGGGGATGCAGATAGTTTAGTTCCTATTTATGAAGCGTTATTTTCAACTAGCATTAATACAAGGTGTCCAGGATGCTTAGGAGTTATGTTGTTAGATGTAAATAATAAGATTAAAGATTATGAACGGAATTTGTAGAGTGTGTGAACTATTGGATACTGATATAAGTATCAAGCGAACATACTACTGTCAATCTTGCGATGCTAGAATATGTTACAAATGCAGACCTAATATGTGGCGAAGGGCTAAGGCGATGTTAATGGATTTAAAAGTAAAGAAATGATATTGCACATTGGTACTTCATTCGCATTTGATATACCTTTAATTAAAGAATTTGAAGCTGTGATTTCAATTAATAAACAAACAATATTAATAATAAGTAAGAACTAATGCCAGCACCTAAATATAATCTCTATGCTTTAGGGCATAATTACGGCAGACCTAAAACATTTGAAACAGCAAAAGATTTAGATATAGAATGCTTTAATTATTTCCAATGGTGCGTGGATAACAAAGAGGTAATAACAATAAGTGGTTTACAGTTGTTTTTAAATATATCTCACACAACTAAAGATAGGTGGTTAAATGGTGAAATTGATACAGAAACCGAAGACTTTAGTGCAATATTAGATAGAGCCATTGGAGCAGTTGAAAATGCGTATGAAAAAAAGTTAGATACTTTTACTTTTGGAGGTGCTGTCTTTGCTTTAAAAAATCTACGTAGAAAACATTGGAAGGATAAGACAGAGCAGGAAGTTTCACAAACAATAACAAATGTCGCAGCAACCTTTGGCGGTGCAATTGTACAGCCCCCACAAGAATCAACTGATAATTCATAATTCAATAAAGAATGAGCCTTATAAGTATTATTGCCTTGCCATTGGTAGGCAGTTCGGTAAGTCTTTATTAGGGGAGAATCAAGCTTTAGACTGGTTCTTTAATGTACCTAACTGTAAGATAGGATGGGTATCACCTATCTATAAGCAATGCAAGAAAATATTTGATGAAATAGATAATGCTTTTGCATTAAATCAATTTGTTTTTAAAGCTAAAAATAAAACAGACCTTACCTTTACAAGTCATAACAATAGTACTATTAACTTCTATTCAGCAGAACGTTATGACAATATAAGGGGTGAAACATTCGACTATCTTATTTGTGATGAATTTGCCTACATTGATTCAGATGCGTGGGCATCCGTACTAAGAGCAACAGTATTAGTACGTGGTAAAAAAGTATTATTCCTGAGTACACCAAAA